ATTCGGGTATTGGTAGTGTGCGTGTCCGTCAGGTATTATTAAGTGAGTCGTCATCCATTAATGAATAACCGCATTCTGCGGTAGTTAAAAGAGTTTTTACTTCTATAACCATTCCCTTCGGTATTCTATTTAAGCCAGACCAAGATTCAGTTTCTGGCAAATGTGAATTGGCTAACACTATGTAATCGTTTTTCTTCTTAGGAAGTTCTACAAGGTAACCAATGGTGTTGATTACCCACGGGCTTTCCTTTTTATATTTTTCCCAACCAGAAGATTCGTCAGCGTCTATCCATGCAACGCTAACTATCTTGTGATGGCATCTGAATGATTTTTGTTTTCTTCCTTTTTTCATGCCCCGGCCCCGGTATTAAGTACCCCAACACAAGGGGGATTATGAAAATTAATATGAGAAACCACCCCCCAACTGACACTAAATCGCCTACCACTGTCCAGAAATTATCAGGTGCGCAATCCATATTAGTTGCTCCAGAGTTAGATGCTCCCGTCACAAGATCCGCCGCAAACGCACTCGTCAGTCCCCCGACAACCAGACCTGCACTCCCCGACACTGCGTTTCCCACAAGCGCACCTGTCGTTGCTACTGAACTGACTATTGCTGCTTTCTTTAGGCTTGTGCATCCTAATAGGAATAGGACTGGTAAAAGCGTTATCCATTTATTCATTGACCTCTGGCGGTGAACCCGCTTGGTTTTCTACGGAATCTCTTAGATCCATAAGATCTTTAACCGCTTTATTTCTGTATTCATATAACTCATCAAGTTCTTTGCGCTTCTGCATTGGATTCTTATTCATGTCATTTAGGATATGCTGCTTTTGTTTGCCAATTTTACCCAGCAAACTCTCCATGCGTGAATATGTGCTTCTCCATTTAAGAAGTTCTCCGTTCTCAACAAGAACCTTTCTAGCCTCATCATATAGGCCATCGCGCTTGTACTTGTTATACGCTGCTGACACTAAATTTATTTCACGCATCTGCTCATAGAATAATTCCATTTGCTTTATGTTTTTGCGTGGGCCAACAGATACAACTGATCTTAAAGATAAAGGTAGTGGGCCTAGCCAATCGAATTCATCCAATCTCTTTGTGGGTCTTGGGGGTCTATCCTCACCTGCTAACTGTCGCGCAGGTTCAATCATAACAGTATCCATCGCACCAACTGTTACAGCACCCAACCATCCGAAGTATCCTTCTATTAGATGATCTATCTGTACGGGGGATAGAACCATGTCTGCAGGTAGGAAATTATCCATAGTTTCCGTAGCAGTTCTTGCGAAATCAGAAGTGGTGGAGTGGTACTTCATGTGATCAGGTAATCTCTCCCACGACCACGATTCAATCCTTCTATCCATGAATGAATCATAGTTCCTAGCAACTTCTATAACGGGTCTTATTATCTGTGGCCGTAGATCAAATGCTAGTTGATCCATAACAATCTGAGCCATGCGACTTGCGGTGTTGTTCTTGCCCCAGAATTTCTGTTGGCTGTTAACGAACTGCATTGTCAGTCGCTCACCAAGCGATGCTATTGCACCGATTTCAAATGGTTTCGGTAAGTAAACGAAGTTATGTGTTCCCGGTATCTTGATAGGCCAATACGTGTCCTTAACCCATTCGGGGAGTTCTTTATAGTCTTCGTCGTCTTTCATTAGCAATGCGTAACCGACACTAGCCAGTACGACAGTGCCTGTTACTGCTAAGAACCTTGCACGCTGATCCTTATATTTAACTGATCGTGCGAGTTTGTCGATACCTTGTAACCGTGCATTAGCAAATGGCAAGGCACTCATCAAAAGTTGAGAAAGATACCAACTACCGTGGGATGAGAAGTTAAGTAGATCTCTAGCCTCGAAACTTGCTTGAAGATGTCCGACTTCTCCCCTGCGCTTCATGTATAAAGCAGCACGGTTGGCATTCTCCATCCTATTACCAACTTCTCCCCAGTAATCCCAACCCTTTCTCAGGGTAGATTTGATCTTTTCATCAGTGTTTAGAATGTTCCCTTCTTTAACACCAAGATTAATCAACCTCCTAATAGCCGAAGGATCATCATTGAGGAATCCGAAAGAGAATGCTCCACCACCTGCGAGCATATCTGAATATATAGGATCACCTAGTTTGGTGGCCCTAATTCCTTTATACACATTTCCGAATATATCTACACTACCCTTTCCTACGGCAACCGAATGTACGGTATCACGTATGAGGTTTCTTATTTTAAAGATTGGGTTAGCAGTAACACCTACAGTGAATGCTCTCTTGAATTTTGATAGCACACGTATAGTCTTACCATCAGATCCGCCCCAGTTGAGGTGGACAAGAGAATTCATAACCAGTGGATCGTTAACCTCATACCATATACGTTCACCATTCCTTAATACATAAGCAAAGTTCTCGTATGTGCTATCTTTGGCGTGCTTCCTACCGAATGCTACCTTGGCTACTTCTTTATTAGCCTTTCCTTTAATTTGCGCTGCCGATAATGATGGATTGGCTGCTTGAATTTCTGCGTAGAACTTGTCATACAGGTTTACGGCTGCACCCGCCTTTACCGCTGCATCTAGTGCAGCAACTCCGGCACGGTTCTTCATACTAGCACCCAGTAAAGCGTGCCAGTTCATAAGAACATTGTGAAGAACATCATGTGTTTTTAATTCGCTACCACGAAGTTTATGTATAACATCTTTCATGTTAACGAAATCACTACTGATAGATGGGCCTCTTATCAGTTCTTTCCCTTTTGCCTCGAACTCCCTATAGAAAGGAACATAGAAGTCGGTTTCCATTTCTGCGCGTAATTCTTCATTGATAACACCCGCATTGGTAGCGATGTCTAGAACTGCTGTTTGGTATTCAGACAGTTTGCGCATGGTCTGGGCATATACAAGGGCGCGTGACCTGCCATCTGCCAACTCCCCCTTGTTGAACCTCATCATTCGATCAATTTGATCTCTCGTATAGTAATGCTCCCTACCTTCTGGGAATTCTTTAGTCGGCTTGCTTAACTTGTTAGCCCTGTTGCCTATGATCCAAGCAAAGAATTTATCTGTTTCACCGCTGAGTTCTGAGAGGATGGGTATTATTCCTTCTTGTTGGGTGGTATCTAATCCATACCAATCAAATTCTCCATCCCTGTAACGCTCTTGTGGTTTGCCAAAGTGCAACATAGCGTGAAGAAGTCCGTGGGCATTATCTGACAGGTGCATCATCTGCCATGCCCTAGTGCCATCGTTACCTAATTTATTAGCAATAGGTCTGTAGGCATCAACTACTCCTTGGACTAATTTTTGACCACCTTCATGTCGCCATTCTTCTAGGTGACTCCATAGGCTTTTTCTCTTTGGAGTGGCTGCAACTTCATTCAGAATGGCAATGTCTTCAGCATCCAAGTCAGAATGTGAAGCAAGATCTGGCGGGATAGCGGCTCCTCTAACACTTGGATCTAATCTCCGCCATTTTCGTTCTACTTCCGTTCGCTGCTTTTCTTCTTTTGTTTCTTCTTTTCGTTGTCGATCCTCACGAAACCTTACAAGTTTCTTGTAAGTTTTTATCCCAGAATCATTCCACTCTTTATTGGCGTTGCTATATCTAGCACCAGTTAATTGTCCGTATGCCGTGTTTACATCTGTTACCAACCCCATTTGTACAGCATCATGCTCGTTCTCGAACAAGATACTTGCAGCAGTGCTATTCTGCTTTGATAGAAGGCGCATGTATTCAGGCCACGTTTCTACCTTGGTGGCAAGTTCCCTATTTATATCTGCAGGTGCATCACCAAGTCTATATCTCATCCAGAAGTCTGCGTGATGCATTAGGTTGGGTTTTTGATTTACAGGATCTTTAGCATTTTTAACTCCATCAAACTCCTTATTCGCAAGCATAGTCATTGCTTTGCGTATCTGTTTGGCATCAATAGCGAGAGGACTCGTTGGGTCATCACTAAAGTCAACGATAGGAATATATCCAACAGATGCTCCCGGCTCTATTGGATGATTGCTTGAGCGGATTATAAGTTCGCCAAACTCATCATTGTTCAAAAGAACGTATGAAGACTTCATGCCAGTAGCAGGTTTAGGAAAATGTATGCGAACCCCTTTCTCTTTTAAACCTAGTTCGTCATATATTCTCTTAACTGCATCACGCATACGATTCATAGAGGCAGTGCTTGCCCCTGCAGCAGCGTGTCTTGGAAGTATTGTTTCAGGTTCTGTAATGGGTTCTACCGGGAATCCACCTCTTCTCTTACCCGTCTTTTTGAATTTAGCAGCCGCAACCTCACCATTAAAATCATAGATGCGAACCACATCGCCCTTAACAGTTTTATCGACTGCGCCCCTGACTAAGTACTGGATATCACGTTGGGTTAACTTGATATTGACAGGAAGGTTTTCTCTTACGAATTTGCGTATTTCCAGAAAGATCTTCTCCACAATGGGGAACCTATGAGCATTCCTGTCCTGAACCATTAAGGCGATGACTTCTTCTACCTGTTCAACGCTGTCTTCTGCGTGTTCTTTATACGCCCCTCTTACTTGTGCAAAATAAGGACTGAATTGACCATTCTTGTTATTGATCAATTCTGTAATGATATCTGCGTAGCCTTCTGCGCCTAGCACCCTAGGCAAACTGTAATGCACCCCAATTTCGTGCATGAACATCTGGGCTGCGCCTTCAGCGGTTAGTTTATTGGAGAACAAGTACCCCTTATTTGTAGCGGGGTCGTACATACCATAGACCGCTTCTGCTTCTTTTGCTTTCTGTTGGAGTTCTGGAGATAGATCGTTAACGCTATCTACTATAGTTAAGATACCTTCACGTTCTAGGTACGCTACATTCTCATCCCCGAATTCCTTTCCTAGGGCAGTTCTTACCCCAGAACTAGGAAGCCCGCCAGAGGCGGGCTTGAAGGTTTCGACAATAGCCGCTTTAGGCGGGGGTATTACGATTGCTTCAGGTGTTCCTTCAATCTCGAAACCGCCCTCGATCTCTGTTGCGGTGTCAGTGCTTCCTTGTGTAAGACCCAAGAGTGTATCCAGTTCAGCAAGTAACTCCGGTCCTCCTTCTGGTCCGAGATCTTTGCTGACGCCTGTGAGCGAGGCGATGTTTTCTGCAATTTGCTGGGCATATGGTGTACTCCTTGCTCTCTTAATAGTATCTAATATAGTTGTGGTTACTTGACCATGATAACAACCAAGACCTGCCATCTTGTCGCATTTGGTGCAGTTCCATTCATTTCCTTCCTTGCCAATCTTTTTGATATCGTTATCAATTGGGCAGGTATATTTTCTAGTCCAACGTGGCAAGAGGTTGGTTTCTTTAGCACCAAGTAACTTTTTACCTAATACAACTGGAAGTATTACACCGCCTTGCTTTGTAAATCTCTCCTCATTTTCTTCAAGGAATTTAACATCTGCCTCTGTGCCTTGATATACATAAGACACACCAAGGTCTGGATTATCTATTGCTAACTGAAGATTGGATTCATCTATAGACAGTAGTCGAAGGTTCATCTTTGGAACCTTTCTCAGGAATTCTGGGTGCTTGGAGAACACTTGAACCCTGACAGGCATACCATCTGTTACCGTTTCATTCAGTGTCTTTATGAATGTAACCCAGTTATCGTTACCATCTCCCTTGTCAAATATCCTCAGTGCTTTACCAGTAGAGAATTCAGGCGTTGATGAGTAGTGCTTGGCTACAAGTTTCGCTGCGCGTACAGGATCAGTTTGAACAGCCCAATCTGTTAACTCTCCCTTGAGTATGACATTGGCCTGACGGTAGTGACCACCAGTAGCGTAGCAGAATTTAGCGCAGTTCTTGCTTGGTTCGCAGTTAAGGAAACTGGAGTTAACGGAGTTAACAGGTTTGGATGCGCTGCCAACCATACCAACACGTTCAAGGTCTTCCCATACGGCTTCAGCACCCTTATCTTCTATGCCCTTGCGTAATGTTTGAATCCGAGGATTGTCGTAGTCAAACATGTTGATGTATGGGGGTTGCTCGCCTCGTATGAGGTAATCCATAGCATCCCGCATAATCGCGCCTTCAATGGCTTGTTTAACCCAAGGAGTTCCAGCGTTATCCTGAAGTGCTTTCCTAGTGCGTTCTGGATTGTCTTGAGTATCTATACGTCGATCTACAATCTTCTTCAGTTCTGGAGCGAGTTGGTCATAGTCACTATGCTGTAGCGTTTTGTATTGATCTACTTGCCTTAGTATAAAATTCCTACTTTCTTCTGATGGCCCCTCTATTTGGGTGGTCCCTTCTTTGAAAGTCCATTTTATTATTTCTACACCACCACCAACGGAGAATGACTTCCAATCTAACGCTTGCTGCGGCTTTATCTTGTGCTGTTCTCCGTGTTGATCAATAACACGGCGGAATAATTTAGTTGAATCTAGTAGTTTTACACCAGACTTTAGTATTCTTTTGCGTTCACCTTCACTTCGTAGTCCACCATCTAATTTCCTGAATGCAAGCAAATTGGAATCAGCGGTTGGATAATTAAACGCAATAATCCCCGCTCCGCCAGTTGACCTAAGAAATGAACGAAGCGTTGCGGTAACACGTAGTTTCTGTTGTTTGTTTAAAGGTATTTGCGGCAAACTAGTATTAGGCACGATGGCATTACGATCATTGCGTCCGGGTGTTGGTTCCCCTACGAACGCTTCTACGGGTAACTCCATAATGCCAGCGAGTTTTCCATTTGCATTCATAGAAATGAGGACAACTTGATTGCTGTCCCTCATTAACCGAACACCAGCCTGTGCTAAATCTCTAGTGTCAATAATGTCCTTTCCAAGGAGTGGGTGATCCTTTATTCTGAAACGCTTACCACCCCTGAATATGTTTCTACTTTCCTTGGGAAGGGTTCTAAGATCCTGACCTATGGCAAAAGCAGCCCTTTGATAATCCTGCGAGAAATGACCCGCTACGTTATGAGGTATAACAGCATAGGTAGATTGATCTAAAACAATCGAATCCCGCATCTTTATATGCAACATCTGAGAAAGGGTATTAAAGTTGTTAACAACACCAATATCTTCTTTTGATGGTCTTGGGTTTCCACCCGGATGATTGTGAATAAATGTGAAAGATACAGCACCCTGCGCCTTCGCATTTGTAATCAGATCACGTAATTGCTCTACAACTTCCCCCGTTGACATATCTCTTCGACCCGGAGTGAGCGTAGTTGAAACAGGATTTCTAGCACTTACTCCGGTTTGCGCTACGATCTTATTGTTTTTATCGAAGAAGAAATACCGAGTCGTTTCAAACATCGGGTTACGATATATCTGGGCAAGTATTGCTAACTCTTCTGAGTTGGCTGCTGTTTTTCCGATAAGAGAGACTTGACCAGTGTCTTTATACTCTCTAGAGATTTGGTTTCCGAGGACAGAGCCTCCCAATCTCCGCACAGCACGTTCGAGAAAATTGGTTGCTCTGGTTGATGCTTCTTCTCTTGTTTTGGGGTATGGTTCATCTAGTGCTTTCTCAGAATCAAATAGTTCACGTTGAGCAGCAGTTCGTATTGGTTTCCCTTCCCTGTCGGTTGTAGAAACAACTAATGGGGATTCTAGGGGAGTTGTTAAATCAGGTGGCGTTACTCCGTATTTTTCCGCAACCTTGTCGAAGGCTTCTCGCCGGTCATCAAGGTATGTGAGTAGATCTCCGAATCCGGCTTCGCGAAACTCATCCCTGATAGATTCTCCAGTTGGGTCTTCATTCCAGTTGTGCGTGACTTCTTGGGAAGTCGTAGTGTAGATCTCTGCTTGATAGCCATATTTAGTCTTAGTCCTTCCGTAGAACTTACCTAGTATTCTGGCAAATTCAGTCTTGGATAATCCAGCATTGAATACGCTAACACTGCGTATGGGTGTGCCGGGTGGTGAGAGTACAGTGTATCCAACCTTATTCCCGAAAGCCTTATTCAATTCACCAAGGAACAAGTTCTCCCTATTGCCTATAGGATTCTTGAATCTGATTATTGCACCAACATCTGTTGTTTCTATTTCTGCGTCCAGTTCTGCTTCTGGCATAGACATAGATACAGAATCGGTCCTGTATATATACATAGACGCGAGTGCGTATAGTCGGGCAATTTTGCCTTGGTCTGCTTTGGGGGATAATGTTAGAACTGCCATCGGGTTCCGTGTACCAGCAACCCGTAGCACGCCTTTTACCTGCTTGACATATATGCCAGCAATCTTGCCTAGCAATAAGTCCTTGCCGGTAGGCGAGGTGATGATGCGATGTGCATCCCTGTGGAATGCCGCGAAGGCTTTCCCAGTTAACTTGCGGAGTTTGTTGAAGACGCTACTGCTTGGAAGAAATCCAACGGTGATAGTGCGTCCTGCGGTGGTTCTGCGACCTAATTTATATTCTGTTTCTAAACTGGCTACATAGTCATCAATAGCCTTTCGTTCTTTCTTATTCCAACCTGCCTCATCTTTTAGTTTCTGAACTCTTGCACGTAACCCATCCCAGTCTACTGCTACTTTCTTTCCGGCCTCACGTGTTACGAACTCACCTTCCAAGGACTCAACTGCTTCGGTAACATTTTCAGGGACAACTCTAGACCTTTCCTTTTCTGCCTCTCGTTCCGCTGCGGTGAGTTTCTTGGCTCTAGTCTTGCGGCGAGCCGCAGTTTCCTTGCTTTCTTTGACCTTACTGTCAAGAAGTTCATAGTAATCATCAATAAGCCTATCCTGAACCCTAGTGGAGCCTACACCTGAATTGGCTAGTTCTTCAGCCTCAAATGATATGGGTTCAAAATGGAGTGCCTTGTCCTTGCCTTTCCTGACAAGTCGATACCCCATTGGAGCCAGAGCCTTATTGATCGCCCCTATCTGGTTGGGACGCTCTAGAGCATTACGGTAATTTCTTACGATCTCCAGAGAATTTGCTTTACCACCTGTTACCTGACCACGAAGTTTTCCACCTGATGGAAGTAATCGTTTCCGAATGATCTGAGCAAGTCGCGTAGCGGAAACCAGTTTCTCATCAAGAAGTTCTTCCTTAGAGGGTAAACGGTCAAGTACTTTTCTGGCGAGGCGGCGGGCCAGTTTGGTTGCCTTTTCGGCACTCTTTTCTGCTGACCGTGCAGCCAAACCTTCAGCCCTGCCAGCCTCAAATTCTTCAAATAGAACGTCCTTCTCTTCTTCTCTTGTTAATTCAACACGAGTGCGTTCTGCCGCAGACAGGACTGGCCTTACATCCCTATCTATTATGGGTCTAGTTGGGGCTACCTCAGTTACTTTGAGGGTCATACCTGCTGGTGTAACAGCGAATTGCTGTCGGGCAGGATCACCCCGCATTACAATGTTATCAATAGGAACAGTAACCTGTACTACACTTTGCCCACGCTCTGGTGTAACACCGTGGGATACGGCACTGCCTATGAATGCACGGTCAAGTTCAGCACCGCCTTCTATTGCTTCCCTTTGTTCTGAATCTACTGCTACGAATAGATCTACCGTTTCTGTGCCAAATGCCCTTCTGAGGATATTTTGTATAGCGGATTGATACCTATCGTATCCGGGTAAATCCCTAGAACCCTCGACTATGGTAGTTGGGTCTGTCCTTGCGCCTAATGCGCCTACTTCTGTTTCGTAGTCCTTGAGTACATTAGTTAATACGTTTCTAACGCCTTCTTCCGATTCTCTAGTGGCCTCAATTAAATCTTTATTTAATATTGTTGGGTCTAGATCGGTTGAACCTGTACTTACTAGGTCATCTACTATGCGCTCACTAACCTTCTTGCGCATTCGGGCATTTAGGACACCGCTAGTAACAGCAGTGAATATACCGTGACCACCCGCGCCTACCGCTTCTGCTGCTGCCTGATCAATTACTGTCCCAACATTAAGACCTGTTTCCGTATCGATGGTGGACATTACCTCTTCTGTACCACCCTGAATAAATTCGATACCGGATTCTTTTCCTATAATTTCTAATCCAGTTCGAGCCACTCCCTTTTTGGTTAATCTACCTGCCAATGCTCGTTTAAGAGGTCTTATACCAGCAATGTATTCACCAGCGATGTTAACTACTGCTGACGGGAAAGCATATGCATAGTCTGATGGCGTTAATTCATCTTCTGTTCTGCCATCGTTTGTGGCACGCTGCTTTGCTATTCTGTTTGTTTCAGATGTTACTGCGAATAAACGCCCAATAGGTGATGCTACATATGGGAGATAAGCAATACTCTCTGGTGTGGTTTCCCACATGAACATAAACATGGGGAAGGGATTTCCTTTCCCAAATTCTTTCTTAGCAGTTTCCCAACTTCGAGTCGGGTCAGCGCGGTATCCATATTTTTCCCTGAAAGTATCAATGACATTACCACCGTATCTTTCAAGGGATTCAATTCTGGTGAGTTTACCAATTGCTTCAGTACCTTCACCGAATATTTCGCCTAGCCTTCTACCGAAACCTCTAGGTATGCCGCCGGGGCCAAGACTCCATGAGCCAATAGGTTTTGTAGGATCATCTTGATCATACGTTGGCGTCAGCATCATTGCATTATACTGCGCTTGGGTGATCGAACCTCTAGGAACAATGACAGAAGGAGTTGTTTCTACTGGTTTATCTTCCGTTGGCGTTGGCGTTGGACCGAAAAGCCTTTCGTGATCGGCTATTGATATTTGAGCCATGTTATGTACTGGATGTGTGTTCAGCGATTAAAAGGAGTAGACCTTCTAACTCATCTAAATTTCTTTTCGATTTCGACCTCTTATTTTGTATTCTATTTGCAGCAGCCCTAACGGCCTGTATGGTGTGATAACTATGTCTTGCCATTTTGTCTTGATGGAAATCGTAGATTTCCTTTCCGCGTTCAGAGAGTGCATCGTACTGTGCGCTGGCTGATCCAGTTTCTAACGCTGGAACTTCATCTGCCACTTCATCTGTCACTGCTTGTGTTTCTACAGGAGCAGTTGAATCTGGTATCGATTGGGGAACAACGTCATCTCCCGGCGGATTGAATAAATGCTGTAGAGCCTCAACAATTCCTTCTACCTCTCTTTCTTGCGGAGTTAGAACGGAAAGTATTCTATACGCGGGTACTTCACCAATCGGGCCGTCTGTAGGCAGATTAAGTTCGTCAGCAACACGACCAGCCGTTCCTTGGAACCAAGTTCGGTCGAGAAGAACTTGTGATTCTTGTGGTAATCCAGTATCCCTTGCGGCTAGGATGCTGCTGGTATCGTATCCTCGCTCTTCTAGAACCTCTAGTATCCCATCGGCTTGACCATAATCCATATTACGTCCACCTTGCGAGAATAATTGTACATAATGGGCTATTACTTCTTCTGGTGGTAAACCATCTAATAATCCACCGGAGTCTAGAGTTTCTCTAGTACGATTTCTCCAATAACCGGGAAGTTCTTCTAGAGAGATTTGTTCTGTTTTCAATAATGCTTCAATACCAAACCACACTGCAGTACCAACACCAGTACCCATAACTAGTCTGCCAGCAAATGCTTTTCCAAAACCACCGGCCTTTAACCAAGGGGTAAACCATCTTAGAAGTTTCATCGTTGTACCACCTGCCGTAATTGATCCCGCAACCTGTTGGGTTGTGTGCCAAGTACCTTCTATTTGATCTTCTTCAAGTAACCCTTCATGGAAATATGTTTCTTCAAGCATATCTATGTCTTCCATAGATACAGTAGGAAGGGTTCCAGCACGCACCTCCGCTCTCAACTGCTTTAAAACAGTTACCAGTGGCCTACCTTGATATGTGAGTTTCCCCGAATCATCATATCGGTCTGTTATGTTTGCCCGTATGGCTTGGTCTAGTGTTGGTCCTAGAGTCGGATCATTACGATCTGGATCTGTGATTACAGTCTTATCACCTGCAGAGTCAAGGGCGTCGGCAGTTATTTTTTTATGTTCTGCATCGCTTATCTGTCGCCACATTGGGGTAGGGAGTTCAGTTGGATCGAATTTCCACCAAGTTCTATTTCCTTCAGGATCTACGCGGTCTTGAATTTGTAACTCGTATTCTTCTTCTACGTTTAAACCATAGTCACCCATTTTTTTCATTTTGAGTTTTGTAGTACTTCCAACTCGGTACATAGCGTTATATCGAGCGGTTGCTTCCGCCCCTACCACTCGCGTTTCTTGCTCAAGTTGGGCTTGTAAACCCAAGCGTGATCGACTCATTTGATCACCCATTTGTAACTTCATTATTTCAAATGATTCCAGACGATCCTGTTTAGCGAGTTCAGCCCGCCGCTCAAAGTCACGTTCTTGCTGGCGATCATAAGTCCCAGCAAGTTGAACCATACCTGCACCTGCAGAGGATAGAAATGCTCCGCTTACTGCTTGAGATGCCATTACACGACCTCCTCTGTTAAGGGTGGTACTGGGCCGGTAGCCTCTGGTGACGCCAATCCCGGCATAGTGGGCTGTCCCATAGCGGGTGGTGCTTCTAATCCCCCCACCACCGCTTGCCCACCCGGTAACGCTGATCCTTCACCAGTGTCCTCTAGGGGCATATCGTCATATTGACCGCTGAATACTGAGTCCATGAATGTTTCGACGCGATCCTGTGGAAGTGCGCCATTTCCTCCCATTTCCTTGCCTAGTTCTCCGGCAACAATGGTGAGGGTTACGGATTTATCCTGAAGTTCTTGGTCAGGATTCTGGGGTTGATATATGCCAGCAGACATACTCATGTCATAAACTTCTTCAGTGACTGTGGCGGCAACGTCCATAAGGTAATCATATGGGGGTTGTCGTCCTGACATGTTAATAGCAGCCATATCCTGAGATAGCGTATCCAATACGACCATCGCTGCGTCTTCAACAAAATTCTGTGATTGCTGGAGCATGTTTGCGTATTGATCAAACATTGCTCCGTACATTTTCTCTTTTGCACTAGACACCATTCTTCGAGCAGTTTCTGAGTTAACGGAATCAGGAGCAAACTCTTGTGGCAATCCCTCACCCGGTACTTCACCAAGTGGAGCATCCATAGGCAATTCACCCGGAATACCTTCTGGTATGCCTTGTGGTATGCCTTGTGGTATGCCTTCGGGCATACCCGGTAACCCTTGGGGCATATCCGTTGGAATCTGACCCGCTAGTAATCCTTCATTAGCCATGCTTCTCTCCGTTAAAATTTAATTCCCTTCCAATCGATGCCGGGAACCCCACTCTTCTTCCATTCATCTGGGATCTTCATAGTGCGTATACTTTCAGCGGCTTTTGCTTTTTGCATTTCACCTATAGCGTTCAACAAGAGTCCAGCACCCTGTATTCCAAGGGAGATTTTGTCCTTCTTTGTTTGACGCTTGATTTCTGCCAACCGTACTTGAGTGTTCTCATCGCGTTGCGTAAGCAACGTTGTGAGTAACTTTTCAATGCCTTGTTGGCTTTTATCAATAACTCCGCCAGCGAGACTCCCTTCAGCGTCACCTCCGCCAGCGTCTATAATCTCTCCAGTATCCTCCCCGCCAGTATATTGTGCATCTTCTGAGCCAGCCGCCGGTTGGGCAGTTGCCGAAGTTGCTGCTGTGCTAGTTTGTTCTACAGTTGGGGCTGTTATTTGATCTACTTCATATACCTCTGAAACCTTTTCTATGTTTTTTAAACGTGGATCAGTGATGTCGGTTGTTTCTTCATCCACAGATGGTTCCACTGAAGCCTCATCTCCAATACCGAAAGACTCATCTAACCGGACTATTTCATTGTCACTGGAAACCATTGCCGCTTCTGATCGCGCTGCGAATCCTTCACGGAGAACCTTATTCCCATCTAAGATTGATTTATAACCAGCGGTTGAGGCTTTATCTACAATGTCTTCAGTTAAATTAGTAACACCAAGGTTCTTACTAAGATGGCTCAGAGTCTTAACTGAATTGGTTCCAGACATTACCTGAGAGGATACGCTTAGATTTCTAGCCTTGTAGACTCCTTTAGCATAAGCAGCAGCAGACTTAGTAGAACCACCCCCTGTAAGCATTGATGATAATGCGTTCTTCCACACATTACCGGAATGCGTCATGGATTTGGCAACTCCCATAGATGCTTGCGCACCTGCTCCGCCCATAGCACTCAATAGATATGCACCACCAAAGTAGATAGCAGCAGCGATAACTATAGCCTTCCAGAATTTACCGCTTTTCTTTCCGCTGAATACTTTTTTAACTGATTTGAATATGCCACTCATATTTATGCCTCTAGCCTGAACAATCCGCCAAGTTTTTTAAATCCAACAGCCTGATATAGTTTTTCAATTCTTTCAACATCCCCGATTTCACTCGTTACGCCTAACGTAACATCCCTTATGATCGGCCTCTCCTTGCACCACGCTTTAAACTTCCTCAAAAGAAATCCACCAGATCCCTTACCTTTATTGTTTGCACAAAAGAATAGGTTGGTGGCGTAGTGTCTGCGGGAGAACCAAAGTTCTGTACTGATGACGCCTAGTGCAGCACATATCTGGCCGTCCTTTTCAACGACCCATATGTGGTGCATCTTGCTGGAGAACATTGCCATCAAGTTCTTCTTGGCAATGTCCCTGTTTATAGAGATATCCTTGTAGCCCCCGTTATCGTGAAACGGGGTAAGGAAATTCATTAACTCTTCTACATCTTTAAGTTTTGCGTCACGTATCACTTAGAGAATGCTTTACAACTCAATAGAAGGGTGTCCATAGAATTCTCTAACTGTGTAACAGCGTGTTCATAATTGTCCTTGCTTACGTCGCCTTTTGCATATGATTCCCACAATCCCTGTTCTGCCGTTGCGTAGGAAGTTATTGCATTCTGGTTACATGCAGATGCTTCTTTTTTAAGATCAACTGTGAATCCTAATCTCTTCATACGCTCTTCGAAGCCATTCTTAACTGACCTTTCGTATGTATCCCATTTCCTAGTGGCACTTTTCTCCCTTGCGTCCCATGTTCTCTGGAAAGAATTCTGTCGAGATTCGTGTGATCTAGTTAATGCTTGGGAGTAAATGGTAGATTCCGTGGTGTATTCTGATTTTGCGAAATCATTCACGGCTCTGACATCCTCTAGACGCGCACCGTAGTATCGACCTGCATCTTCTGATGCTATTTTTTGCGCATGTGCAATTACACCCGCTACGCCAGCAGCCACTGCACCACCGCTGTTCCATAAGCCTTTCTGTTGGTGTAATAACTGCGCTTCCCACTTGGCTCTATCAGCGAGTTCTCCAGTCATAAGACTGGTCATGCGCTTTTCTACGATCTCTTCATCCTTTAGCGCACCCATCTCTGCGGGGTCTTCCAGTTCAGGAACACCCTCAACTTCTTCATCAACAGTGGGTGCGTCTACTGCGCCTTCGCCAGCATGTGTGGGTCCAAACACACCCTGACTTTGAAGTTTGTTCAGTGTGTCTTCGTCTAGACCTGTATCGACAACTGTGCCATCAGCAGTCGTAACGGTACTTCCAGAGACTGAAGAAGTTCCAGATGGTCCCGGCGCATTAGTTCTTACTGCGCCACTTTTGGTAAGCCCAGCCAGTATTTGTTCGTCAGAAAACACATTTCCATCCTTATCTTTAAGAAGGGAACCAGTAGCCTCTGTTCCGCCTCTTCCTGTAGACGAAGTAGTTGGGGTTCCTATTACGACACCCCCGGTATCTGAAAATCTAATTACCTTGCCGGTAAGTTTTCCTGTGTTGGGATCTCTCAGCCTGTATTCATCGTTGGATGAATTGATATTGTATTCAGCCCACAATGGTGCGCTTTCGTCACTTAATCGCCATATACCAGATTGGACAGCACCTACACTGGCATTACCCTGACCAGAACCTTGCGATCTTCCAGCCGTTACCCCAAGACCTTTCTTCTGGTATGCAATGCTGAAAATAGCATCATTAGCACCTTCATAATCACCCGCAGCAAGATCGGCTTTTAACCTGCTATTGAAATGGGCTATCTGCTCTTTGCTGTATCCGGCGGTGGGGATGTTCGTTCCGTGAAATACATTCCCTTTCTTTATCTGTTGGGAATTTGCACCACGGACTGAGGCTGCTTTGTCTCCCTTATTGCTGCCTGTTAACGCTAAATCAACGGTACTGGAACCAAGATCTTTCTTGACCTTGGCTAAGAACGAATCTTCCGGCTTTTCAGACTTAGTTTTAATTAATCCGGTTTGCTTTTTAAGTATCAGATTTTGCTCTTTGCTACGCTTATTCATCAATACTTTGTTTGCTTCTCTGAAATCAAACTCACCGGAACCCATATCATAAGCGTAGTCCTTACCTTGTCCTGTGCCTCCATCCCATGCCTTATAAAGATCAACATCCAATCCTTGTGGGTCTTTATACCTACCTTCTTTTGTCTCGCGCTTAACCCGTTCCTCTTCTCGTATTATTTCGTCACGAAAGGTTTTATCCGTACCACCCGCTGCCTTGTGGAGTTCTTTTTGCGCGGCTTGAACAGTGCGACCACGATACACATTCTCATTGTCTTTTTCACTAAAACCCTTTGCGGCACTAGTTCCTTTTTTTACAGCAGCGCGTTCCTTATCAATTTGTGCTTTGGATACCTGACCCTTCTGCGCTTTGGTGAGTTTGCCAGTACCTCCACCTTTGGACATAGCGTTCATACGCATACGCTGCTGGTTCTTCGCTACTTGAGGGCTAACCTTCGGCGGATTCTTTTTCGCCATCTTAGCCAACGCTGCCATATTCAATTTAGTGAGGTCATCCAACTCCTTTTTCGTGTATTTAGCCATAGTTAAGCCTTTAACGTAGCCACTGAGGGCTTATCTGCTACTGCTTTTTGTCCGGGTGATGTTCTTCTACCCATTCTCTTCCTCCAATCAAGATAGCGTTTGTGCAGCCCTGAGAGTTGACGCTTCCTATCCTCACCGACTTTATATTTTCCTGTGGATTTATCGTAATCCCATCCAGATCTGGCAAGACCTTTTGGAACATTGGCAACTGATTTGCCGGATGTTCCAGTAACATCCTTTGTAACTGGTCGCTTTACTTGGCGACTGATAGGCGGAGATGGGGCAAATGTCTTCTTCTCAGGGATAACCTTTGCAGCAGTAGGCCGTCCTTGTTGATAAATCTGCTGAATTGTAGGCTTCTTAGCAACATCTTGTACTTTAGCCTTGCCTAGTTGAGCAGTAGGTTTTACTTCCTCTCCGTATGCCATATTTAACTCCAGTTACTCAGGATTAACAGGCCAACTCACAGCATGAACTTCTGCTTCCGTTGAAAGACCCGCCGGGAGATCACGAAGTGCCTGACGGTAATCCGTCATTTCTTGCGACATTGCTACGTCACTTAGTGCGTAGTAATCCGTCACTCCAAGTGCGCGATTACGGTCTTGCCTCAATTGTGCGAGTGCGCGATCTAAAGCACCTGATGCCCACTCCACTTCAAGAGCGTCGTGTTCTGCTTCTTCTTCCGGTGTATATTGGATTCGTACACCGTCTACCATTTTGAATCTTGCCATTGTATTTAATTCCTATTCGATGCCGTAGAGTTGAACAACTATATCCATATTGGAAATACCAGTATCTTCATTCCCTGTATGGTGGTCTGCCCATTTCAGTCTAAATTTATCAATCGCGGTTGTTGTTTGGCATTGACCTGACTGCCAAGCGACGCCTTCCTGTCTGTGATCGTATGCACTAAAAGATTTCCAAATACAGTACCATCTTTTATAGTAAGTAGTACTGGCAAAGTTGTACAAGTGCATAATTCCTTGAGCGCAACCGGCACTGCTGTCATGGTAATACGCGCCACTTGGAATGTCTTTTGATTGGTTCTGCGAACCCGGCCATATGTATCCACCACCCTGTGATTGTCCAGTCGTACCGTTATCTTTTTGTCCATTATTGAAATGACAACCCGACCAACTCTCGTTGTAACTGGAATTGCCTACTCCACCATACTGGACATACCAGTATTTATGCACATCCGCCGGACTCGAATTGGTAACCACAACCATATGATGGTCATAAGCACTGGTTATTCCAGACGTAAGTTCAAAAGCACTTG